GTCTACCCCGTCTACCCCGTTATCCCCGTCTACCCCGTTATCCCCGTCTACCCCGTCTACCCCGTTATCCCCAGGTAATCCAGGCTTAATTGCAAAGATAGTAATTGTATCAAAAGCCACAATTGTGCCACCATTCGTGGCAGATACGCCAACCCAGTAATTATTAGCAGGGCTGAAGTAGTTCGTAGGGCTATCTATAGCTTTATAATCGGTAGTACTACTAGCCTGAAGTACAGTACCAGCAGCATCATCCTCACGGAAGGTGTAGTATGGTGTGTCAATACCTTGAGCTGCAGCAGTTAGTGTAAAACTAGTAGGAGCTGGCGTAAGCCCTGTAGCTGCATAGTTAATAGAGTAGTCGTTAGCGGTAAGCTTTAGGGTAACTGCGTCCACCCCACCACTACCAGCAGCGCCTGCTAATGATTTAGCGAAGCTTTGAAGCTTAGTATATTCTGTCTCAGTACCATCTACTACGGTAATTGTAAGAACAAGCTTACCACTTATAGCCTCCAGGTCCATAGCTGTTAAATCTGCTATAGTTACTATGTTACCTGTACCGCTTATGGCGCCGGCTGTCACGTTCGTAGCAGCTGCACTTACGTGGAATGATGGGTCGTCGAAAGAAGGAGTACCATCATACGGTATAGGGGTAGCACCTTTGAATACTTGTATTGTTGTACCTGAGTCTGTTAGCACTGGTGCACTACCGTCTGCCTGAGCAGGTACGGTATGAGCCTCGTTACTAACTATAATCGTAATAGCATCAGAACCCTGCTGTACACCAAATAGAGTGATAAGGTCAGTAGCTACAAGAGTAGCATCCTCAAACATATCAACTTCAATGACGTCTGGCATCTCATCAAAGTCTTGTGCTGTGTATGCAAACGTAGGGCTTGAGCCCTCCTGAGAGTATATCCCGCCATCAACTTTAAAGCCGTAAGTTACTGTACCTACTGTATTAAATGGTGTTGCTGTGATTGTAGCAGTATCAGAGCCTACTACAGTACCACGTGCTGTATACTTAAAAGCCTGAGCAGTAGTAGATAGCTTAACACTGCGTGATTGCTCACCTGTACCGCTGATCCAGTTAGTACCATTCCAGGTATAAATAAGGCCGTCTTCAGTATTGATAACAACTTGACCTTCGTAGTTACCCGCTACTGGTAAGCCATCTACAAACTCTAAAGGGGTTGTCGAGGTACCTGATACAGTATAGTATGTTTCCATACTATAAGTGCTACCTTGACGGAATACTTTACCAATGATGGTATCGTTAATCTTATCTGCGTCAAAGCTGGGGGTAAATACAGTATATAGTAAGCTGGGAAATAGCTGACCTAGACCTGCTGATGTTAATTCAATTGCAGTACCACCTATTGTAGTAGCAATAGTGAAAGTATCTGTAGTTACACCACGAATATAGTAAGTGGTACCACCAGTGATACCACCCGGCGGTAAGCCGTCAGACATAAATTTAATAGGCGTATCATTAGACATACCGTGCCCAGGAGCAGTAAATACTCCTGGGTTAGATACGGATACACTCTGTACTGGTGGGATACGTGCTGGGTAATTATCAACAGTGAGAGATTGTGCACTGTTATAAGCTAAAATTGTAGCCCACGTATCCCCTATTTTAACAAGGCTACCAGCAGAGTTTTCTAGGCTGCTGAACGCAGAACTTAAATCAATAAGCTTTGCGTTAATCATCATAGCAGACGTAGAAATAGGCGCATCATTAACACCATCAGCGTCTAAATCAGAGAGGTCCCTGAAATAGACTGCGTTTTGGTCTACACGCTGCTCTAGAAGTCTAAATCCAAACTCTAGGTCATAGGTAAGATACGCATACCCACCGTCTTCGATTGCTGTTAGTGCTAAACTTGTAAAGCTCATGCGAGTTCCTTATGCGTTGGGTGCTGTAAATACAAAGCTAGTAATAGTAACAGTACCCGCTGCTACAATACTTACAGTGCTGAGGGTAATATCTCCACCCCCACCTGTTGCTGTGACAGTACCACGCATAAATAGCGTAGTACCGTCACTCGCATAAAGACACCAATGCCCCGCTGTACCAGTGGCGTCTGCGGAAGAGTCTGTCCAAGTACCTGTAAGCCCTTTAGTACCTGATGACGCTGCTGCCAGCCAGTCAGACGGAAGGTTTAAAGTAGATACCACAGTACCTGTATTGGAGTCCCCAATATTAGTAGGCTTGCCCCCAGTTCTGAATTCTAGTACTGGGCTAGTGCCAATTGTTGTCTCAATAGTATTGAGGATAGCATTTCTTAATGCTACGGCCATATTAACTGCCATTTAGTTCCTTTCTTTTTCTTAGACTGGTGCTACAATTATTGTATAGCCTACATAGTTTGTTCCAGTACTTCCTGAGAATATACCAGGATCTTCAGTGCCTGCAGATACGTTAGACTTATATGCAATAGCGCTTGACAGGCTTCTATCGACATTAGAGTACTCTGCATCGAAAGTGTACCCAGCAGGTGCGCCAAGACCAGAGTTATTTGCCCTAGCTGCGCCTGTAGATATAACCAAGCTATTAGCAGAGTCCACCGTACCACTAGCTGTATTAAGACCACTAGCGGAGTTAATAATAACTACAGTAGAGTCATCTATTTCCAGGTCTCCGTTACCATTTACTGTACTACTGAATTGGGCTAAGTCAGCACCTCGAATAGCAAATATAGTATTAAGGGTAGCTGAGTTACCATTTCGGTACGTTAAAGTACCTATGTTACCTGCAGTTACTATCATGTAACTCATATTCCATGCAGTAGCAGAGGAACCATTAGTACCTATTAGAGACCACCCATCCTCATTTACAGATCGCTGGCCGCCAGTACCTGAATTAGTGTAGAAGCCTATGGCGTGAGCTATAATTACGTCGCCTACTGCAATGGATTCTGCAGCTATATCATACAATGCCACACCATTAGTAGAGCCACTCCATTCTAAAGTAGGAGAAGATGCTGCCCCACCTACAGTACCAGCACTCGATAGACCAAAGTCCCCAAGTGTAATACTTGCAGCTCCAGTGATTACAGAAGGTGGAGTAGAAACAGTACCAGCACTTGATAGACCAAAGTCTCCAAGTGTAATACTTGCAGCTCCCGTGATTCCAGAAGGTGGAGTAGAAACAGTACCAGCACTTGATAGACCAAAGTCTCCAAGTGTAATACTTGCAGCTCCCGTGATATCATCAATTGCCTCAGGGGTAAATGTACCAGCACCAGAGATACCAAAGTTGCCAAGTGTAATACTTGCAGCACCTGGTATAACCCCAGGAACGCTAGAGTCATCAATAGAGACGCTAACATAGTCTACGCCATTATCTAGGGTTAGGGTAAAGATCTCTGGGCCTTCGGCAGTTTCATCCTCTGTAAGGTCAAAGGTAGCACTTGCAGTACCACCACTTATCGTAAAGGTTCCTGTTAGGCTTGCCCCGTCAATATCACCGGAAGATACACCAGTAATCGTGTAGTCAAACTCTTCTGCATCGGCTACCCCAATAGTACTTAGAGTAACTGTAATACTACCGCTCTCATTTACTGAGTAAGCAGAAGCACTTAATGAGATAGTTGCTCCCTCATATAACCAACCAGGTGCCATCCACTGCTTGAGAGTGCTGCTTCCAGTATCATACCAGAAGTTATATTTTTCAATAGCTAATGGTTTGTACTGGGATACATATACGTTTCTACCACTGTCGGCTGTAAATTTATAGTTACTAGAGGTCTCGATTGAGCCCCCCGATAGCTTAATAGGTCTATCAAATACGCCACCCTTAGGCAGCACAAATGCTAGATCGCTAGCCTTTCTAGAAGTAAAAAATACAGTTACTGTCGTGCGGGCTGGGTTAGATATAGGCCCAACGTTACTCTTAGCACGAATAGTAAAATCGTATCTACCCTCTAATACGTTGGATATAGTGTATGCATTAGCTGACTTAGGTACTGTAACTCTTTCTGAGACTCCTGAGGGCGTAACCCAAGAAATCTCATATATGTCAAAGTTTTGATATAAAGTAGGGATATTACCCACCCAAGTTTTTGGTCCTACCCAAGACAATGAAATAGCTGGCGCAGCAACACCCCCATTTTCATCACTAGTAGATATGGAGGATGTTACTATTCCAGTAAACATAGTAACTGGGGGTACCTCAGTATACCTAGGTACTTCCGGCTGTGCTGGAGAAGTTATAAACTCTTCGTCTACTAAGTCAAATTTAGCGTTATAGTGTTCCGCGGCTGTAATATTATATAGCCCTGGGGATTCTTCTCCTATAGACAAAATCTTATAAGCTTTAGAGCTACCAGCAACCAAGGCTCCAGACTTTTTAACTGTAATAGCCCAAACAACTTCGCTCTCTGGAGCCGAAGTAAATGAACCAGTAATATTAAGTACAGAAGTACTGGAAGGGCTGTTAGAAATTGGCCTAGATTCTATATGCGCATCAGCAGCGAACTGTACATCTACAGGGTCCCCCGAGTCATCTATAATAGCACTAGCCTTTTCTTCTGAGTCTATAAGTACTGCATCAATTGTAGCAGGCAATTGGTCCCCAGCACTATAAGAGGTACCATTTATTACTGCAGTATTTTGTACTAGATAAACTGCAGGGCCCACTATAAACACGTGTAGCGTATAATCTTCCCCAGAGTATAAAGTTACGTTACTATCCACAGTAACCTGGCTAGTAGTAGCGCTGATAATTCTGCCAGAGTACCTAATTGCGTTCTTGTCGGCGTCTTGGATAGTTACTATAGACCCTGGCTTAATGTAAGCTGCGCCTTCTCCAGTTTTAAAGCTAACAACTTCTTTCTGCATTTTAGACGTCAGTAACTTCCACTTACCGTAACGAATCGCTTGGCTTTTGGAAGTAGCACCAAAAGCCGTAACTTCCTCAGAAAAAATACGGGTGTTTTTAACCATATCTTCTATGTCGTCTACTAGCTCAACGTCTTGCTCATAGAAATTATCCTTATTATTGTAGCGTACCACAATTTGATTAGGTCTAGTTTTGTTCCCTGTGCCTTCGTAAGAAAATAATCCTCCCTCAATATTACCCTTTGTAAAAGCATAAACAGGCTCTGCAGGTCTATCCCCCTCTAAAATAAGTTGGCCATCTACCCAGTAGGGTAGAGCTAGCATTATAGTACTGAAATCTTTTATAACTTTGTACGCTTCAGTAGCCTGGGTTAGATAGACTCCACATGTGAACCGCGGTTCGTACCCGCCGTTACCATCGGGTACTAGTTCATCGCAATAACGAGCTAAGGAATAAAGTGAATAGTCATTAATATTATCTGAGCTCATCCAATGGCCAAGCCCCCAGCGTTTATTTACAAGTATCTCTCTTAGGTTCCATACTGGGTTATTGCAGTAGCCTGTTATTAGTTCACCATTCCATAACTGGTAAGTAGTTTCTATAGCTCCAGTAGTAGTATTGCGAGTATACTTTGCTATCCCATCTTCAGCCTGTTCCCGTGTAACATAGTTAGATGGAATTTGAGTTCTTACACCGTAACAGTGGTAAGCTCGTTCCGGGAATTCTCCAGCAAACTCTTTACTATCAAAACCTACAGCAGCATAACCAGATAGTGGGTAAGAAATTTTGTCATTAATAAACGCTTGAACAGCCTTAAGGCTAGTACCAGCGATAAATTGATCGTTATTATACTCCATGTTATCCGTAGTTACTTTACGGATAATAATTTGAAAGTCTGTAAACGGTTTATACTCTTCTACGCTCCACCTAAAATCAAAGTCAACTGCTGATTTAGATTTAGAGGCTATAGTACCAGTAACTTCTGGGCCCCCTTTATAGAATGTACCGGAGTCTAACGATATTAAAATATTGGCGGCGGCTATTTGTGCGTCTGTAGGCCCATAAATTAACTCTTCTTTAGATACTTCACCGTTAGAATACTTAAAAATTATTTGAAAAACCGCTTTATGCACTCTTGGGTCACCCTCTGCGTTGGCAGCATATAAGCCACCAGGAGCGGCAATAGTAACCAGTAATTCATCAACCTCATTGATTGCCCCAGGAGCTATCTCACTAGCATTAGTTACTACCTCAGGGCCTCCAGAAGCACCAGTAGGTCTCTCCATATTATATTTACCCCAGCCAGATTGTGTAAACCTAAATAAATTGGCAGCTGCAAAATACGGGGTATATTGTTTAATCTCAACACTCTTAGCAACGCCTAAGCTAGCATTGGTAAACCCTGGCATAGTAGTTATTGGAGGCTGATCAATAGTACCCCCCCTAAATTCTACCTGAGCAAAGTCAAAGTTTCTATCATCGCTAGAACCTGAAAGATTATCGGAGCTACTATCTATAAGGGCTCTTATGGTACCAGTAAGATTAGAGTAATTTGGAATACTAGAAACTGTGAAGACCGTGAGCGCTGTTGCTCCAGGTAATGTATAGCTTACATAGCTGCTGGTAGGGGAGTAGTGATCAAAAGTTATAACACCGTTAGTATTACCAGGAATTGCAGGGAAAATTATAGCTTGCGTGTCGCTAATTCTAGATACTACTCCACCTACATAGTCGCCGCCCCCAATAGCGCCGCCAGTAATTCTTATTTTGGGAATAAATGCACCGCGAGCGCCAGAAGCCCCATTAATCATAGCATCGGTAAAAAAATTACCTGAAGTAGTTACTGTGCTTTGTGTGGCTGTAGATGTAACACTAGCTATTGTAGCCTGCCCACCACCTTTGTACACTAAAATAGGTACATTGGTACCCACCTCGGGGTACTGTATATCCACTACAAATTGAGTAGCGCTATTTAGTGTTATATTTCTAGCAGAATATGCGACGGATTCTACTTTAGTTTTATTACTTTTATTAACAATTGGAGTTCTGTTTAGATAAACAGAGCTAAGGCCGTCCACTAACTCGATTTGCCCCTCACTTATGAGGTCATAAGCAATACCTGTTGATGCTGTATTTCCTGAAACTGCCATTAAAATCCCCCAATAGTTCTATTATAGCCACCGCCACCGCCTCCGTGGATAAAACTAGTACCAAAATCTCCCTGGGTTGATACATAAGTAAAACCCCTATTTCGTAGTCCGCTAACAGTACCAGAGGCAATAATCACGCCCCCTACAATCATTTCCCCTAGTAGTACTGGTACGATGTTATTTTGCGCTACTGTGTTTTCCGGCCCATTAAACAGATATTCCTCATCTGGAGTTCCATCGGTGGATGGGTCGGGCGCCATGATCTGCATAAGGCCTGTTAGAGCTAGAGAAACACCTAGACCTACGATTGCAAGCCCTGCTATATTTAATCCGGCAGCACCAGCCAGACCAGCAGTACCAATAAGGGAGGCCGCAGCACTAGCTCCGGAAGCACTAATAAACCCGCTACCCAATAGTAGCGCACTACTTCCTGGAATAAACAGAGACGCTACTAACAGCGCACCCAGCAATATCTTAGCTCCACCTGATTTAGCGCCGGCGGGAACAGGTGTGACAATAATAGTGTCTTCAGGAATATTAAAAAGTAGCTCATCTTCACTCTCAATTAAACGATCTCCACATTGTATATCTATGTCTCCGCCCGCTTCTGCGTATTCTAGCATCTCCTGTCGAAAGCCTGGATAATTGGCGTCAACACAAGCTAGGATATCCGATGGCTTATTTACTTTAATTTTCCAGCTACGGCCATACTTATCCCCAATAAACCCGTTGAATATCACTTCCTTCATACCTATAAACTTTCTTAATGTGCTGACCCCAAAAAGGGTATAAGTTCTCTTTGCAGGATAGTCGGTCTACTGCATGGTGGAAGAAACAATCTTGATCAATATATACTCCTATATGGTTCTCTATATCAGAGCCTATAGCAAAAGTAATTAAATCACCATAGCGTAACCCGGAAGCCTCAACAAAGGGCCATACCTTATCTAAGTTAGCAAGATAATCTGTTCCATCTTCCCACCAGTCATCTTGCCAATCTGACAATCTAGGGGGTATCATTATGCCATGTGCTATATACCAGTCTCTACAGGCCTCAAAACAATCTGTTATTCCAAACTCGTATTCACGCGCCGATAGTGTTTTGTAACCTTCGGGACTTATAATAAAGTAATCGAGGTTAATACGATTAAATATAACATAGGGAATCTTAACGGCATTACAGCATTTTATATCATATTCACTAGGAACACAGTTATCCATATGCGCATGTACAATATATAGTATTTCTCCTGTAAGGTTTAATCTTGTGTATTCTTTAGAATCAAGTTGGAAATAATCTTTTGGCTCATCAGAAACATTAGTAACAGGTACAAATCGTATCTTGCCTTTTTTTAAATGGACTACACCGCAAGGCTCTTCTTCCGTATCAAGAGAATTAAGCCAGCTAGTTATGCTATCTATTAAATCGTTTTGCTCCTGGAAAGCCACCATAGGGTAATACTCCATCTGTTTGTTCTTCTGTATAGTAAGGTGCCGTAAATCCTTGACTGGTAATTGGCCTAGCCTTGAATCTCTTTGCACAACTAGATAATTTTTTACCACATATATCAACGCGTTCCCAGAAAAACTCATTAGTGCCAGGAGTAACATCGGTACTAGTAACAACTGCTAGCCAGCATTTACTATTATATTCTACGATTGGGTTAAATAATTTACCTTCTTTATAGGTTTCATAAGCTACTGCGTCTGACCAGGTTCCAAATATATGTCGGCAGCGTCTAAAGTTAGCTGTCTCAAAAGTTGCAGTTTTAGTAAAGGTTAAAAGTGCTTGGTAGTATTTATATCCTGTAGCAGTAGTATTATCGGATACCCTAGTTACATTTTCAGCTACTCTATACACGTAATTAGCCACAACACTAGTCCCAGCTGTAGGCATATTAGGTATAGTACCGGCGATAATAGGTCTATCATTATTATCATATCGCACCTCAAAACCAGAGTTATTATTGGTAGTTTTCCAGGTACAACCACCTAATTTATTGGTAACTTCATGAGCGGCTCCTTGATAAAGCCAGCTACATGTATTAGCTAGAATATATCTGTTGGGAACTGTTACGCCCTGAAGATCGAATGCCGTTGTTAGCTCAAAACTTATGCTAGCAGCATCGTAGGACTGTAGACGATCCATATAAAATATCTGGCGAGGCTGCTCTACTGGAATACTTCCAGAGGTTCCCTCATCACCAGTAGCCAAATGCTTAGCTAGTGTTTTTCTTCGAATTACTCTGCGCCCTATTAGGTCATCAGGTGCAATACCAATAGTATCTTTAAAAGTGGTTAATACGTTTGCTAAGACTATTGTAGGTCTTGCATAAGCTCCTTCAGATCTATGCTCAAATCCTGAGAAAATCATTGGTAGTGGGATATATTCTCTTATTGTATAAGGACTTTCTGCGTCGTAAAATTTTACCGTACTAGTATAAGTTGTAAAGTACGCAAAAGAACCTGTTGATACTTCTACCTCGAATAGTTCTACTAGATCTGAATCTACACGTTGTTTATTTACATCTAGTAGCATAATTTACCCTTTGCCTGTATATCTGCATATATACTATTTCTAAATAATACTGACCAATCAATAATAGCTATCTGCCTAGATACACCACCAGTTAAGTCGCTTTCTAAGGTAATAGGTAGTACCCCGCGAAGACTTCTAAAATACTTATCTATTAGTGTATAATCTGCTTGTGTCTGACAACATATTACAAAGGATACTTGTAGTTCTCTAGTATTTATGCCATCGGGCCTTTGTTGTTTAAGTGGGGAGTTATCACCTGAATACTCTAGCACTCGTATACTGGATTGTTCCTGAGGGTTACGATCCACCGTGTACTCAGTAGCTAGGTTACTTAAGTAAGTATCTGCGGGTACGGTGAACTTCATCTATACTCCTGCTTGAATTCTCCATTTAAAGAATACACTTCTCCATTAACATAGTTCTTATTAAACTGTACTACGGATACTGGAATCGTTTCTCCGTTAATAATAAAATTTGGGATAATTTCCCCAGCTAATTCTACAAAATAGGTTTCTATAATATTAATCTCTAGAGGACTTCTATTAGAAAACTGGCCACTAAAGCTTACTAGTGGTGCAGCTAGGGGGATGGATAGTCCATACCCATCCCCGTACTTTATTTCACGAACTTGCGGCTTTACAGAGAGCTGTACACCGTTGTCAAGATAGACAACGGTGCCAGCATTAGTGTACCCAGCTTCTACTGTAAAGTAAATTGACATTAAGCTCCATACTTACTTAGAATGCCCCCAGGGGCCTTCTGTGCTACAAGTTCTCTTTGTACCGCAGCAGCAATAGCTTGTCCTAACTTATTAGGGTCAGGTCCGCCAGACTTCTGTGTACCAGAGTCAGTCATGTTAATGTTAACACTAACATTGTTAGTACCCCCAGAACTACCCTGCATTTGAACTGGAATAGAGCGACCATTAGGAAGTGGTACAACCGCTTCATTCTGACGACCTTCTCCAACTAGATACGTTGGTTCTGTTACAACACCGGATAGGCCTCGGCTGGCAATGCCGCCGTTTGCGTATCCCATTATACCACCATCTGCTTTAGGTGCTACAGCAGCAAATAGGGTGCCGGATCCTGGTACTAGCATATTCATACCAGCTTCGATAGCTTTGAATACCAGCATTTTAATAATCATTTCTTGTATAGCTTTAAGAATTGATATAGCCATGTTACCAAAAGCTTGGGATACTGTTGAAGTACCATCAGCAATATCTTGTAAAGCAGTAGTAAATCCTTCACCAATTGCAGTGCTTATATTATCAAGCCCTTCAGCTTGGATATTAAGATACTTCATCTCTTTAGCCGTTGCTTGTAATCTACCGACTAATTCTGGGTCATTTAGTACCCCTCTGATACCATCAGTATGACTTTTACCTGCCTCAGCTACTAGCCCTTGAAATTCTGCTCCTGCTCCAAGCATATTCATACCAAATCCAGCCTTAGCTGTTTGCATAGTTTCCTGAGAGTCCTTCATAGCCTTACCAATTAGGTTGCTAATATTTGTCTCAAGTATATCCTTAGCTGACGTAGGTTTTATTTCGTCACGAAAACCTCCAGACTGCCCATCGAGTATATGCTCTAGTGCGATACCTAGTTTGTCTACATCTATTTTACCGCCAGGGCCAATTAGAGCTTCAAACATAGATCCTACACTTGTAGTCAACACATCTGAATAGTTATTAGCAATAGTAGCTACACCATTGTCAGCAGCTTTTAGTAAGTACCCAAAAGCTTGGTCACTAAGTGCACTTTGCTTGTCTCCTGAAGTTTTAAACTTTTCTAGGCTAGCACCCATAGGCGCTAGTGTAGTGGCGATTTGCTCTTCAGTTTTGCCATAATATTGTAGTGCTGCTCTGGCTACTTCCATCTGTACAGTATATAAGTCAATAGTCATATCACGCTCTAGCTTTATAGTTTCCATTTTTAAAGCATGCTCAGCAATTAGCATATCTCTAGCATCTAGAGCATTGAGTAATTCGGCCTTTCCTTGTTCTCCTCTATTAAGTTGATTTTCTACCTCAGATAGGGGTCTATTCTGCTCTCTGGCGTTTCTTTCAGAGGCAGACTTAGATAGTGCTACTTCAGAGTTTCTAAGAGTAGCAGAAGCGGACTGTACTTCCTTAATAGCGTCTAGCTCCTTTATACGTAGAGCTAAGGCTTCGCGTTGGAATAGAAGACCACTTTCTAGGCTTTTATTAACCTCTTCAATGGTCTTTACTTTTTCATCAATAGCAGCTAATTCTGATGCCGTAGCATTTCTATTCTGTCTATAGATCTCTAGCTTAGCTTTTTTATCTAGATCGTTACCCGAGCTCACTTTAAGTATTAAAGCATCCTCTAGAGCTAGTTTATTTTTTAGTAGCTTCTGTTCATTTTCAAGACCAGGTAACTGTAGTTGATTTAATACATTAGCAGCCTCTGTAGCTATAGCTACCCCTGGGAATAGAAGATTATTTCTATCCTGCAATAAACCATTTATAGTACCGTGTGCTTCTATTTCTTTTTTACGAACAATAGCAGCCCTCATAGCAATAGAGGCAATCTGCTGATAGCCTTCCTTTTCAGCTTTTAGGCCACCAACTTTAGCATCCCCAGCCGCTAGTTCTGCGTCAAGTTGAGCCAACTGTGAAGCTAGATAGTCACCTCCTAAGGATACCTGCTCCTCTAGAAGTGCCGTTCTATATGCTTCGATGACATATAGCTGTAGGGAAGAATCTTTTATATTAGATATTGAGTCTTCCATATCTTTCTGGGACTTTAGGGCACCATCAGAGTTTCTTGTTAAAAAGGTCCTAGCTACGTCATCCATTGCAGGAAGTCCTACAGAGTAGCCCACACCTTTTGATCTAGATACGGCTAGAGCGTTCTGAAGCGTCAGCGCCTGTTGCTTAGACTCCAGTTGTATAACTTCTTTTTGTATTTTTGCAACTTTTTCCGCAGACTCTTGCTCTACTCTAGCAAGTTCTAATCTATATTCAATAGTAGCTTCCTCGGGTACTTTAAAGTCTGCGCCAGTTGCAGCATACATATTATTTTGCAATACATTTGCCGTTTCTAGTATGGTTTTTAGGGTCTTCCCGTCCATTTTTGCTATTTTTTGCTTTTGCTTATTTATTTCTAGCAACCCTGTTATGTGGCTCTGGGTAGCGGATAGTATAAGCAACTCAGTTTGTAGTTGCTCCCAAGCTTGTTCATTAAGTTTTGCCTGTTGTGCTACTTCTAGCTCTGCGTTATCTACTAGTGTTCCAGCAGCACTAATTAGGCCTGCTTTACCAGTTTTTTGTGCAGCTATTAGATCTATTCTAGCTTTCTGTAGGGTATTTATTGACTCTTCGAATCCTTTAGAAAAAGCTACTTCTCTATTTTGAGCTTTTAGAACTATTAGAATGTCCTTCATACTACTATACTGGTCAGCTATCTCTGTGGCTACACCACGATTAAACGCTTTATCCAGGCCGTCTGCACTGGTTTCTTTAATCTCTTTTACTTGCTTTAGAATTTCGCTATAACCTGTTGATAAATCTTTTAAGGGGTCTTTTTTATCTTTTGGGAAAAGTTCTTTAGCATTTTTTGATATATCTTTGGTTACTTCTGCTAAGTCTTTAAAAGTAGCTACTCTTACTTCCGCAAGAACATTATTACGTTGTTCTATGTCTAAGCTTTCATCAAGTACACCGAGAAATACCCTAGCTTCAGCATTCAGCATTTCATCTGCAGTTGCGCCTATACCTTTTGATAGTTGTATTAGTTTTTCAGTTTTTAATCTATCGGTATTAAAAAAACCTTGTAAACGAGCTGTTCTCTCTTGCTCAGTTAGCGCAGAGTCCCTTAGCTTCATTATTGTGATAAATTGTTTTGCTTGTTCTGTCTCTAGTTTGCCTGTTTTAATAAGACTACTCTCTATTCTTTTATATGCTTCCTCTTGGGATATAACATTATCTAATGCTACAGTTTTATTAAGGGCTAGTGTTACTACGTTAGTTGCTTCGTTAACATTAATACCACCCTTACCCTCTTTAAAGTTCTTTTCAGCAATAGCTTGCTGTTCTTTTAGACGTATATAAGTTTGCATCTCATCATTCATTGCTGATATAGAGGTGGTAATAGCATCATAGGCTAAGCCTGCTTGCCCCTTGCCGGGTTCTAGCATTTTTGCGACTTGCTCAGCAGTTTTTTCTGCCTGCTCACCAAGCTCCTTGATATTTTTCTTAGATGCTTCTATTTTTTTATCCAGCTCTGACGGCGGATTTAGCCAAGCCCAAATTGCCTGTGCTGCTTTTAAAGCCGTTAAGGCTAAAGTTATGTATATAGTTATAGTACCAAGGGCTGATGCAGCTACTCTACCAAAAGTCATAGCGGCACTACCAGCTGCTTTAAAGCCCGATACTATCCCACCACCCTTACCGGCATCAAAGGCGTCAGTAAATGCTTCCAACTCTCTACCAGCAAAGGCACCAGTAGCGCCTATACGGCCTTTTGACTTTATTTCTTCCTGGAATATACTTATAGAACCACGTTTACGATTCTCTGCATTTATTTTCCTACCTATAGATGTTTCTTGTGCTCTAAGACGCGTAATATCAGCTTCAATAACACGTCTCTCAGTAATTGTTTTTGTAGTTTCTTTTTCCAAAGCTAGATCAGATAGAAGCATTTCGTGGTGTGCTATATCTTCAGTTACAGAACCTTTAATACCCTCTAAGCCTTTTTTAACCCCGGCTGACTTTTGTATAATAGATGTTAGGCTAGGGGTGACTTTTGAAAGAGCGGACGTAATAGCGCTAAGACCAGCAACTACTCCTAGCTGTGGAATTTGTGTGAATAATTTCACTAGTGGTTCTAGATAGCCATTAACTACGCCTAGGATTTCTGTTCCTAACTCACGCATGGCGGCAGATAGCTTATTGTAGGGGTTAATATCTACCTGCTCTGCAATATCACCAAACTTACGCTCACCTTCTGCAAGAACCGCGTTTAAGAACGCTTGTCTACGCTCGGTATTAGTCATTGCCGATACTGCTTTATTATTAGCTAGTGCGTAAGTTTTTACGGCCTCGTCGAGGCGCGTCATAATACCAAGTTCATCCAGAAGTTCTGGTTCAAGCTTAATAGTACCACGAGTAAGTCGATCTAGAGAGTCAGACATATCTCTACCAAGGGCCACAGATGCGCCTTTAGCTACTGTAGCAAGTCTATTAATCTCATCACCGCTAAATCCTGCAGCTGTGGCGGAGGCCACCACACGCATGGATTCTGCGGTAGAAAGGGCACCATCTGTTATCTCTTTGAGGCCTTTTGTAACAGCACCAAGATTAACACCAGCACGAGCGCCGACTAAGTCAAGACCAGCAGCTAGCTGCTCAAATTCAGCAGCTTTAGACATAGCTTGAAAGCCCGCTGTTACAGCAAACATAGTAGCCGCAATAGTTGCATATGCAGCAACTACACTACCACCCTCACTAGCTAATCCTGAGAATTCTCTACCTTTAGCGCCTCTACCAGAGCCCGCAGAACGTTCAGTTCTATAGTCTTTAGAGTTTAAACCACCTCCAGGGCCTCCATGAACACCTGAGTTACTTTTATCCAAGGCTGATTGACCAGTTTTAGTGGTTTTTTTGCTGAGAGTTTTATTGAGCTTTTCAGCCTGCGTATTCGCAGCGGCTAAACCAGACTCTGTTTTTTTAACGTCCTGTACAATCTTCTGCGTGCCATTAGCACTGATCTCAATAGCTGCTTCTAACCTTATAAGTTTAGTCATTTTTTCTTCT